GTGGGAAGACAGAGATCCAGTGCTGTAGATCTTGATCTGATCGACCGCATATTCCATAAACATGGGATACACCTGTGAGATGTTCAGTTTTACCCGCTGTGCTGTAGTCAGTTGTGCCGTGTAGGTATAGATGAGTGACCCGTTCCTATACCCCTCTATGACTGCTGTAGATGAAGCCCAAACCGATGTGACTTCAATGCTGTTGAGAAACCACAACTCATTCCGACGAATGCGGTAGTTCTTGCTCGCTTCTGCACCCCACGGAGTGAAAATCGCACGATCCCCGACGATTCCCTCGTCGTATCCTGCCCATCCCTGACCGCCAACGAGATCGTAGTATGCCCATTGGAAGTTGCCTTGGGGGTATGAACTTGTGAATTGGAATCCCTCGTATGAGGAGAGGTAATCCCAATAGAATCCCGTGTTCGGGGGATTGGTCGTGGCAGTAGTGGGCGCAGGAAGATTCTCAAAGGTGCAGAAAGTTCCAGTCCCGTGTGCTGCCGTTGCGATAAATGCTGTTGCGATTAGTGTTTTAATCATTTTGTGTTCCCAATCCTGATTCCCGATCCTGGTGCTTGAACCGAACCTTCCGCAACGGTTCGAACTTCTGCGGAGTCGATATCGCCACTCATGTTCATCGCTATGACGAGGATGAGTAGGATTGCTAAGATTGCTAGCGCGATTATGTTTCTCTTGGTCATGGTATTATCCTAAATGCTGTAAGCAGTTATGATTTTAGGTTGCTTCATCCAGAGGCTTCAGTTTGTTCACGAACAACAATGTGAACATTACCGTGAGTGATGTGATAAGCAGCCAGCGCCACAGCCCCAGCGAGAAAGCCAGGCAGTGCAGGGAGCTCAAGGCCACGCTTACCTGCGTGCCGAGGCACACAGGACAGGAGATCATCTTCTGCAGGAACGATTCCTGCTTGTCCGCCCAGCTCATTATGGCATTGACGGTCAATTCAAAATTATGCATACCCCATACGATCATGTAGGAGACGCTGCCCAGCACCAGTGCTGAGATTACGATTGTAGAGAGCATTTCAAGCATACTATTTCTTCATCACACGAGATACAAGCGTTGCCGCGATAAGCAGTGCAACAGCCAGGCACGGGTTGGTAAAGAGTAAGATAACAAATATAACGCCAGCCATCACCACTGTTAGTTCGGTCATCTACAATCCTTGCAGTCCGTAGCTTCTTTTGGCTGCCTTAGAGAGGGTATAGCATCTTTTGCTATAGTCGACTTAGGCTGATGTTCCGTCAAGGTCTCGTCATAGCCTTTTATGTTGTTTTCTTTGAGAAACTCATCCGGAGATTCTGATTTAGGAGGATTGCTTGTCATTCGTCACTTTTTCCTTTTCTGGTATAGCCCAGTTGTCTACGTGCTTTACGTAGCGCACTCTATTGTCCTTGTCTCTCTTTTCTGCCAAAAGCCTGTCGGCTAGGTTCTTGATACCAGAGCAAACCCATGTGCCCAGCGCAAATATAATCCCGAACAGCGATGACAGAATACTTGCGGATAGTAACGTAAACTCATATGCTACGTCAAGGAACTTGCCAAGCAGCACTTTGACACCATCAGTATCTTGCTTTGACGCCATGAATGACTCCAAACGAATTGAAGAAGAAAAACCCAAGCCCGATTTAACTGGAATCGTGCCAAAGTGGGTGGTTGACATGTCGAAAGACATGCATTCCCTGGCCGATATTGAGAAGATAGACGACATGGTGTTCACCATGCCTCCAGCCAAGCTGAAGGACATGCACTCCCGGCTGGACATGAATGCATTTGCAAAGTTCATGGAGCGGCAACTGGAGGCGAACAAGTCGTCTCCTATTCGCCTGACCTCCATGCTTAGAATAAACGGCAAGCCTTTCACGCTGTCGAAGCATAGATTCTTTGAGCCTCTGTTCTACCCCGATCTACCTGACCGCACGCTGCTTGTATGCGCACGTCAGGTCGGAAAGTCCACGCACACAGCCGCACAGGGTGTGCTGCAGGCCGCAGCCATAAACCGCTTCAAGGTTCTGTTCATGGCGCCTCAGTTCGAGCAGATACGAAGATTCTCCCACCAGTACGTGAGGCAGTTTGTCAAGGAGTCCTACCTGACTCCGATGCTGCTGGACGACAATTGCATAGATTCGGTGCTGCACAAAACGTTCAAGAATGGATCCGAGATCTGGTTCTCATTCGCATTGCTGTCAGTGGACCGCATACGTGGTCTTGCGGTTGACGGCATTCGAATCGACGAGGTGCAGGACTTGAACCCGGAGTTCCTGGACATTGTGCGTGAGTGCATGTCTGCATCCGAAAAGCGCTCTGAGATGTACGCTGGCACCAGCAAGACCATCGACAACCTCATAGAGCAGTTGCGCCTGCAGTCCTCCCAAGCCGAGTGGTTCATCAGGTGCGAGACATGCAACCATTGGAATATACCTACGGTCGAGGGATCTGGACCTGGGCTTGGCGTGATGGAGATGATCCAGCCCGAGGGAATGTGCTGCGCAAAATGCAAGCGCCTCATAAATCCTGAGAAAGGGCAATGGGTGCACAAATACCTGGATAAGGTACAGCTGTTTCCCAGCTATCATGTTCCGCAGGTAATAGCGCCTGTGCACTATGCGAATCAGAAAAACTGGCGGCAGCTGCTGCTCAAGAGGCAGTTGATGCCAACCGCCACGTTCATAAACGAAGTCCTAGGGGAGGCTTGCGACGAAGGTCAACGGTTGGTGAGCCGTACGGAGCTTGAGGCTGTGTGCGTACTTCCCGCCAATTCCAAGGACAGAACTGCGGATACGCACAGATATACCGACAGAATACTTGGAGTCGACTGGGGTGGCAAGGGCTCCAAGTTTCAATCCCTTACGGCAGCGGCAGTTGCCTGCTACGCCCCGGGAACAAACAAGGTAGACATTATATTCGGCCATTTGTTCCAGGCCATGATGGATCCCGTCATAGAGACCAAGGAAGTACTGAAGATTGCAAACGACTTTCACTGCACTGGAATAGCGCATGACGTCGCCGTGGCAGGGGAACTGCGCCTGAGCATAATGCGGGATCTTGGGGTGCCTGACGAGAGAATGATCAACTGCCGATATGCAGGCACCATGGCAATGAAGTCGATGATTCAGTTCGTACCTCCGACGGATACCAATCCGAACAGCTACTACAACATGGACAAATCCAAGATCATCACCGCCATATGCCTAGGCATTAAGAATAGGAACATACGATTTCCTCAATTCGATAGCATGGCCGATGCCGCCGGAGACAACATGATCATGCACTTTCTGTCGGTGTACGAGGAGACTTCCGAAAGCATCTTCGGCGGAGAGAAGCGCTTCATAAAGCGCAACCCTGGAATGCCTGACGACTTCCTGCATGCGGTCTGCTTTGCCGTCATATCCATGTGGCGCAGATACCCTGAGCTAGTACCCAACCTGGTGGAGGAGGTTGTGTCGGATGCCGAGCCAGCTTCGTTCTCCAACCCAACTACATACCATTTTGATCCTCTTGACTAATAGCTAAGCGTAAAGTCAATAGGTATTGCAAAAGACTATTGCAAGGCTAGCCATTCTGCAATTACATATATTCGTTAGGTCGGTAGACCTGGGGTTGAATAAGTGTAATATGCAGAATGGTTGCCTTGCGGTCACTGGTGATTAGTAGGGGATAGCGAAATGCCATCAATTTATTTTAACGCCAAATACGCTCATTTTTACATGAGGATTTCGGCGGCTGAATGGCTATTTAAGCTCTATGTATATTAACACGTTAGGAGCCGCCAATCAGGTTCCTGATGGATGCCTTGCGCAATGAGCGCATTCTCTTGATTTTGTCGACAAACGAATTCCATATGGGCTTGTCGAAGACCAGCGTTATGTTGCCGTCCACCATCTCCTCCCTTACGCCTGCCTTGAGCAGCTGCAGCACGGCTGCATCCCAGCACACTATGGGTATGTCGTTGGAGCGCATGGCGCTGAGCAGCTGGGTGAAGTTGACGGTCACTATGTCTAGTATCGGATTCTTGGTGACAACTATGTTCTTCCTTATCTTGTCGCCTGTGAATGTCTTGAATATGCCGGCCTCCACGCCCTCCTGAAGCATGTTCATGAAGTGCGCCGCTTGGGTCCTGCAGTTTATTATTCCCTGCTCGGTGACGAAGGACTTCGCTAGATCCATTGCGCTCTCCTCAACGCCTATGGATTTAGCAAGGTACTTGAGGCTGTCCAGGAACGAGTGAGCGGATGCCGGACGTATGGTGAGCATGTATTGAATAAGGAAGGGAAACAGCTGCTCGCTCTTGAGCAACCCGGTAGGCTCTCCCTGCATGGGGGCGTCAGCCCGAATGAAATACCAGTCCTTGTCCTTTGCCATCGCCGAGGCGTATAGCGGGTCGGCAAGCACAAGGCTGTTCTTGGCCTGACCCTCCATCCACTGTGCAAGCAGCCGGCTGTTGGACCGCAGTCCATCTATGGCAACCGGCACATGATGCACTCCAGCCTCCATGGATGCCAGCTCTACGTCCACCTTGTTCTTGAGGGGAATGTCGGACAGCCCTAGGTCCATTCTGATAAGATCGAACATGTATTCGGCGATCGATCCCTTGCCGCCTATGAGGAGTACATTGGTCCTGGGCTTGAAGTCTATGGTGTTGTATATGGCGGATACTATTCCCGCCATCGCCGCGAAGTAGGCGGCAGTCTCATAGGAATAGGAGAACATGCGGCTAAGTTTGGATATTGAATCCCCGTCGCTCATCTCTATCGACATGCAAGGATTCTCGCCTGTCTCCGATATGACGAAAGGTACGCCTACCCGTATCTGCTCGGCCGATACGGATATGCGTGGCATGTTGAATCGATTCGTATCCTTGTCGTATCCGACGTAGTCCTGAGCTATGTGTACCTCAGGGGGATGCAGGCGAATAGCGATGTCCAGGAACTTCTTCTTTATCGACTCAGATATATAAGGTTGCTTGGATACGCCGACCGAAGCAAGCAGCACGGACACGACGTCCTTAGGGTCTCGTTCCAGATCGTCCTCATTTGCCTGGAAGCCGTAGCTTTTTCCGTCATAGATTATATTTCCAAACAAAAAGGCATTACCTGAATGCTTTATTCTACATATATGGCCTATCTTAAGAATCACATCACTGACCAGTTCGTCAGGAGTTTCCCTCGATCCTTGAGCCCATATCTTTCCATCTTTTTCAAAGATCACTTTTTTGTCCATAATGATAGGGGTGTTGACCACGCTCTGCTTCAGCAAATCCTCCATGTCCTTCTTCATGTCCGGAGGGCATGCAGAAAGAATTACATTCTTTTGAAACTCCGATAGGCTCAAGGCGTCGGCAATCGCCTTGGCTTTGCCTAGGCTCATGCTAAGCAGCTCAGTAGCCAGAAATGCAATCGGATCCTGCTGGGGGGTCAGGTCGAGCTCAGCGTGAATGCTGGGAATTAAATTATTTTCCCAAAGTTTAGAAACTTTTTCTTTAGGATTCCATATATAAGGAGTGTCCTTGTTTATTACTTTAAATCCCCTGGATGTGATGCAGGCTTTCAGCAAAGGTGTGTCAGGATCGTCTGTCCACACTACAGTATTGTTTGGCAGACTTATAGGATCAAATACACCTACCGGGGATTTGGCCACTACAGATAACTTATTGTAGTTCTCCACGGCACATTTATGCTTTATTCTGGCTGCTTGAAGGGCGTGGGGCACTACGTAGGTATCTGCCGTGTTCATGGCAGCTGCGTCTACGAGTCCCGAGTAGCCGCAGGCATGCTCCGGCATGACGTTCAAGTAAGACATCATGTCCTTCTGCCCTATGAAGCCATAACCCACTATGAAACCAGGCTTCATGAAGAAAGGCAGGACTAATACTGAATCAACTGCCTTTGGAATGCCGGGAATCTTCTCCTGCAGCAGTTCTTCAATGTCGTATTTGCTATCAAAGCCTATGCAGTTTCTAAGACTTTTATTAAAAATATTTTGATTGAGCCAAAGATTTAGCTCATTTAGCCGAGCCACTGCCCTTGGATTGGCCACAGGGAACATATTTGCCTGAGCATGCTCCCAGATCTTCAATATTCTTTCGTAATACACTTCCGTGAAGTTGGAGTACAAAGCTATGTCGTTTGCCTCGACGTTCTTTACCTTTAACTCATCCTTGAGGGTAAGGACCAACTGCTCCGGATTTGAGATTTTGTAGGCATGGCCGTATAGTCTAATGGCGTCGCAGGACAGCTTGCATCTGTCGCAATACAGCCAAGCGTCAAACGGAGCCAGCCCTGTGACCAGCATGGATTCAGTCTTGCAGCGAACGCACTTACAAAAAGTTCCCGGTTTAGCGGGCTCCAAACCCAAAAGCGGAAGAATTTTTGTATAATGAAAGCCCGTAAAGAACTCTTCTGAAGGAACTTCCTCTATGAGCCGTTGGATAGACATTGCAGATGACGTCTCTAAAAAGCTTTATCACACGTTTACCACCAAGGTAAACATGCCTGAATATGTAAAATCCTCATCGGTTCCTACCTCCGAAGATCTACGCAGCCTGAGTTCATCAGCGTTTGCAGACTCCATCGGTAGAAAATTCGCCCTGAACACCAAGTCGAACTGCTGGTGCTCCGCACTATACTTCTACGGAAATCAGTGTAACAGTTCAGACTTCAGCAAACAAGCCGAAGCCAGGATTACGGAAGCTGCCCGGGTGTGGGGTATTAGCTCCGATGTAGAGACAATCAAGCAGGCATTCCAGATCACTGAAATCCCTGTGACCTACGCCCTTAGTTTCAATTTTAATAATAAACAAATCAACCGTTGCCCCGACCACACAAAGGAGGCGGCTACGGAAAGCGCTGAGTGGCTGTACTCAAACAGATACCACTTCCCTGTAAAGATTCAGCGTGAAGCTGCTGTCAAGCTTGCAGCAAAAGCTAACCTAGGCAAACTCAGCCACAAGGCCGCAAGCTACATCGACAAGCTTGCCAATCCTGATAGCTATTCAAATCTAAACTGTAAGGTTGCAACCGCTATCACGGACAGACTATCAGGCATACCTATGGCAAAGTGGGGTGCGCTTGAGGACTCCATGCTGAAGTTTGCCGAATCGATCAACTCGAAGCCATTCGAGCTATGCAAGGAGTCGTCGGTGGTCGTGGAAGCGCTTGAAGCCATTGACGTAAAGCATAGCATGACTACTAAGTGGGGAAAGTCCATCACTCACCCAGTCGATGTGTGCTACAGAGCCAGCCTTACCAAGGTGGCTTCCGACGTTGACTCAACCGTGTACCTGACCACCGGCACCCCCATAGACATTCACAGCATCTCGGATTCCCAACTTTCAAAGGGCCTCAAGATTGCAGGGGATGAATTCCTGTCGTATTGCCAGCCTGACGGCTTGAACATCGACCGTGCAAAGGCTGCGGAGATCCTACCCACCATGCCAAAGCCCGAGGCACGGCGCTTTGAGACGGCGGTAAAGAAGGCAGGCTACGCCCCCGAGTCTACCTATGAGCTCATTGACAGACTGTTCAAGGAAGCTCAGATGGGCATGGACTACGGCATGCCTATGCAGCAACCTCAGTCGGATACTGAGATGATGCCTGGCGAAGATGACGCCGCCTTTGAGGCACGCATGAATGAGAAGAAGGAACAGGCAAAGCTAGACTCCCTAGATGCGCAGGCAGGTATAGCTGCAGCCAAGGCGAGACAAGCTAGACAGCAGCATGACCAGAGCATAATGGAGCAGCAGATGGGCCAGGCCCAAGGAGTGCAAGCATGATTAAGGTAGCAAACAACATAGCACGAATGCTGGAGAAGCGTTCCGCAGCAACCCCCGTTCCAAGTCAAGATGATATATTTTATAATGAGAACTTGGGAGGCTTTCACGCCAGAGGTCAGCTTCCTGAAAGCATGCTTCCTGAGTACTATCAAGAGCTTCAGGCTAGGTCGTTGTTAAACCCCGGCAGAATTACTGCTGCCAGGTATGCAAGTACCCCCCAAGAACTAGCGATGGCGCTAAATACAGGTTTTGTTCCAGGTATGGTGCAAGCCTACAACTCAAGAGGCGGACATCAAATTGATAATATGGGCAGGACTCCGGTTATGCAGGGGGATTATGTAAGATCTAACCTTAGACCTCGTAGCGAAATTTTTAGCAATACAAATCAGGACAATTTTTCAGAACAAGCTAAGTTTATGGAAGAGCAAGGTCTTAGGTTTGGACCTCAATCCCTAAACGTACCGAGGCAGTCGCTTCCTGGCGCCACAAACGCAAGCCATTTTTTTGGAGCCTATAACCCACAACATACTGTAGACGGATTCCGATTTGGCGCTCCATTCCAACACGCAGCCTACGACGTAACGCCAGATAATCCACAGGGTATTACAGGATATAACCGTGAAAGTGCTCAAACCGTTGCAAATCTTGCAAACAAACCCCTTGAACAAATGAATAATGCTCGTAGACTCAAAGAGATGCCGACCCTGTCTCTACGTAATCATGGGGACATTACCAGTCAGGCTCGTGAAATCCAAAAGCGGATGCTGCAGCAGCCTATGCAGCAGCGGTAGTATGATTAGAAAAAAATACTCTATTAATGCCAATCAAGAGCATTCAAGCTAAGCAAGCATATGAGCAGTTGTGGACCAGCCGAGACACCCTCGGCACCACGCTGCTAGTGCTTGTTATTGATTCCTTCGGGCAGGAAATCTTTGACATGGATCCTGAGGCCTTTAGACAAGAGCTTCAGGAGGGCTTTGGTGTAAATGATATTCCTGTGTTGAACACAGACAAGGTGTGGGCTCTTTGGAACGCCCTTACCACCGATCTTGTGCATACAGACGTCCCCACCTTCATAAATGCTGCAAATGTTCTTAATGGCACAATGCTGAGCTATGACATCTTTGATCCTGCAGACGTCTATGAATGCGCCTGGACTCTGACTGAGCTTACCCTTTTAGATTCCGAGACCCCAAATAGGCTAAGTCCCGAAGTAAAGCGTTATGTAGGCGAGATATGCAAAGAGCAAGGCCTATATAGACCCCCAGTAGTTTTATCTAAAATTGCAGATTTCGGAAGACAAGACTATTATGCTACCGTAGAGGAAAATGTAGCAGATTCCACTGAGCTTCAGGTCATGTCAAAGTCGCAACAAGACTTTGCAGCTGATATAATGGCTTATGTAAATAGGCAGACGTCTAGACTAATGACTCAGCTAAACGGCGTTCCACTGATAAATAAGGACTCAAAAGGCTGGGCAACATTCATAAGTAACTTTGCAAAACAACTATCATAGAGAGCTTAATAATGATCAAACTCGCTAACAATCTAAATGCGCTACTGGAAAAAAGATCCAATAGTGCGGCTTATGCGGCGAAAGACAATACTACAAATGCGATTGAAGCTGCATTAGAGTCTGCAAACGACGCATCATTGCCCGGCTACATGCTTAGTGGCGGAGCTCTTGGCGGCCTTGGTGGAGCGGGTGTTGGTGCGCTAGCCGGGGCGCTAACAGAGGCGCTACGTAAGAAAAAGGAAAAGGACTACCTGAAATCAATCCTTATCGGAAGCGGTATAGGCGGACTTGCAGGAGCGGGCATCGGAGCTGGAGCAGGCTATTACAAGCATAAGAAGACCGATGATCTTATAAACAACATCGCAAATGCCATAGCGTCAGGAAGAAAGCCTGGCATTCCCCTTTACACCGATCCAGTAGACCTTGGTCCGCTGGTCAATCCCCCTAAGCCTTCAGGAAGAGGCACTTTTAATCCCGCAGACCACGGTATTTCTGGTACAGCAATACCAAGAAGCTAATAAAACACACACATAGGAGTTTTTACATGAGCAGACATACAAACAACATTAATAATCCGCTACTTCAAAAAGCATACGAAAGCTACAAGAGAGCGTCAGAAGCAGAGCGCAGAATGCTTAAGGTTGCTGGCTACGGCGCAGGCGCAGGCTTAGGCGCTGGAGCTGGAGCTCTTGCAGGTGCCGGTATCGGTGCGCTGGTCAACAAGCTTCGCGGGGGTTCAGCTCTAAAGGGCAGCCTGATTGGCGGAGGCATCGGTGCTGGAGTTGGCGGTCTTGGTGGATTAGGCCTTTCTCACTACCTAGCAAAGAACCCAGATCAGGCAAATCAACTTGCTGAATACCTCGACGGTATGAAAGAGTACAGATTAGTAGCCGAACAGGGACGTGATGGAGTAGAGAGAGTTCCAGTTACAATTCCACAGGAGTTCGCTGAAGACAATGATCCCAACATGGAAGCCTATCGTCGAGCTCTAGCGCAAGCACAGCCTGGAGAAGAGCTATACATGGAAGAAAATCCCGGCCTTAGAAGCGCCCTAATCAACTTGCTTAAATCTCCTCTACCAGAGACTACCCTCAACATGGAAGAGAGAATGAGACTCCGTCCATAAATCAATGATTAAAATCGCCGACAACCTCGTAAGTCTTTTTCTGAAAAATGCTAAAGATACTGCTTGTTGGAAAGGCTATAAGCAAGTAGGTAAAAAAAATAAAGGCGGAAAGCAAGTACCTAATTGCGTTCCTGTAGCTAAAGCAGCAGCGATTAAGCTTTCAGAGAATACCCCAACTAATCCCGGACTCTGGTCTCAGGCAAAATCAAAAGCCAGAGCCAAGTTCGATGTATACCCTAGTGCCTATGCAAACGGCTGGGCAGCTAAGTGGTATAAAGATAACGGCGGGGGTTGGAAAAAGACTAAGAAAAAGTCGGAAGGAAGCTCGAAGCAGAGCAATCTAGACCGCTGGTTCAAGGAAGACTGGGTAGACATCTCGAAAAAGGACGAATCGGGTAAGCATCCGCCTTGCGGCAGATCAGATGCAGACGAAAAGTCCGGATATCCAAAGTGTCGTCCTTCCAAGAGGGTTTCTGAAGAGACACCCGAGACTACAAAGTCTATGTCCAAGGAAGAGAAGACAAAGGCAGTCGCCCAGAAGAGACGAGCTGAGGCTAAGCCTAGAGAAGGCAAGAAGCCTCACATGACTAGTCATGCAGAGAAAAAAGCCTACGGTGTAGAAGATGACTACTTCTACACCGATAGGTATCTAGATGGCGGAGATGTCTGGGGTATGTCTAAGCAGGATGCAATAGCCTACACAAAGCTACTTGCGGATGCCGCTAGCAAAAGAAATCTTAGGCTATCTTTCTACGCCGACAGAAATCTGGAAAACAGCATGACGCCCCAAAAGGCCATAAAGATGCTCTCTGCTGCCAG